CTATTTAGCCAACGGCGCTGCGTATAAACACATAATTGGCACAGCATTCCAATGGTTTACCGCCCCCTCCGGCACAGCAGGTAATGCAATCACCTTCACACAGGCGATGACGCTTGATGCGAGTGGTAATTTGGTTATTGGCGACACCAGCGGCACGGCAAGGCTTGAGGTGAAAGCCGTAGGTGTAATGGGCCGCTTTAAGACGGGGGCCGCAACAGATGGTCGAGTTGAGTGGGCGTATAACACCACAGACATTGGTTACATTGGGGCAGATACTTCCACTGAGTTCTCGGTGATAGCGCGTAGCGGTAATGTGCTGAAGCTGGGCGCTGGCGGCTCCGAACGCGCCCGTATCGACTCCTCCGGCAACCTGCTGGTGGGGACTACGACAAACTACAACACTCGAATTGTAAGTGTGGCAACCAACAACGCACTTGGAATTATAAATACAACTGCAAGTTCTGCGGCAGAATACATCTGGAATCAAGCAACTTCTGGCAACAATTTTTTTACAGACTTTGCAACAGAAGGAAGTTTTACAAGCCGAGGCTCCATCACCTACAACCGTGCTGGCGGTTTGGTTGTTTACAGCACCACCTCTGACTACCGTGCCAAGGACATCATTGGGCCTGTTGTCAACCCCGGTGCAACCATTGATGCGCTGAAGGTCTACGAAGGCCAGATGAAAGGCGCTACTCAAAGCCGCCCAATGCTGGTGGCGCATGAAGCCCAAGCTGTGACTCCGTATGCAGTGACTGGCGAGAAAGACGCCGTAAACGAAGACGGCACTCCTAAGTATCAGCAAATGGATGTGTCTTCTCTGGTCCCTTTGCTTATCGCTGAAATCCAATCCCTTCGTATCCGTATCGCTCAACTGGAGGCCAAATAATGGCCCTAACACAAGAAGAAGTACATCGTTTGTTGGAGTACAGGGATGGCACTTTGTTTTGGAAAAAAATGGTAACAAATAAAACTGGCAAACGAGTTGGGGAAGTTGCTGGGTATATTCACCCAAAAGGTTATCGCGTGATTAGCGTCCATGGCTATCAATACAAAGCGCACCGTTTGGTGTTTTTGTATCATCATGGTTATATACCAGAATTTATTGATCACATCAATGGAATTAAAGACGACAATCGAATTGAAAATTTACGCCCAGCAACAAAAGCCGAAAATTGCAGGAACACCGGAACTCCAAAACACAACAGTTCTGGAGTAAAGGGCGTGTCAAAAGCCCCAAGGCTTGAAACTTGGAGAGCGAGACTTTCAGTTAACGGGAAATTGTTTCAAGTTGGTGGGTTTAAAACAAAAGAACTCGCCAGTGAGTTTTTGGAGTTATGGCGTGAATTAGCGCACGGCAATTTTGCCAATCACGGTTTTAAAGGAGCATAAACATGACAACAGAAATAACTTGGGTTGTAACCCAATTAGATTGCCTTCCACAGGCTGAAGGTCAAACCGATGTGGTGGTAACCGCCCATTGGTCATGCAATGGTACAGATGGAACTTATAACGCTTCCGTATATAGCACAACGTCATTCACATATACTGGCGGTCCTTTTGTTCCCTATTCCGACCTCACTCAGCAAGATGTACTTGGTTGGATCTGGTCATCTGGTGTAGACAAAGACTCTGCCGAGGCCGCTGTGCAGACGCAGATTGACAATCAGATTAACCCCCCTATCGTTTCACCACCCCTGCCTTGGGCAGCACCTGCGGCATAATTGTTATGGGGTTATCGCTGCTGCCCCTTTTTTCAGCGGCGCTTTGGAGTTAAAAATGAACGACCAAAAAGTTGAAGTTTCCCTGCCCTTGATGAACGGCGTCTTGCAATACCTGGGCACCAAGCCTTTCCAAGAGGTGTTCCAACTGGTGAATGCTATCCACGCTGAAGTGCAGCCACAAATCATGGTTCCCGATGAAGCTGCAAAGCCCGTCACGGACGCTGCCTGACGGCGGCATCGAGCCCGCACACGCCGTGGAAGTTCTTTGCGGTGCGTGCGGCTACGACCTGGATCAGTCCGAAATCGACGCAGACACTTGCGCTGATTGCGGGCAACCACTGAACTTGCAACAGTCAGTGGCGATCCAGATCACGACGGTCCCTGCTGCATCGGGAGCGACTATGTAAGGAACAGAGATGAATTGGTCAGACGCACTTAAAGCTGTTATCCCCATCGTAGTCATGTCCCTGGCATGGCTGCTAGGTCAAGTCAACAGCTTTTCTGAGCGCCTGACCAAGATCGAAGGCCAAATGCCAGCCTTGATCACCAAAGAGGGCGTTCCCACGGACAGTCCTATCTCTGCCGAGCGCAGAGCCATTATCAAAGAGCAGCTGATGACGCACATCAACGAGCTGCAAGTCAAAGTCAGGCTCTTAGAAGAGCGTGAGCGCATAGGGAAAAAACCATGATTCCAGCACTTCTTGCACCCCTCCTGTCCCAGGGTCTGAGCCTGATCGGCAATGCCGTCATGGCCAAGGGCAAAGACTGGGTTGAACAAAAGACAGGCGTCAAGCTCGATCAGCCGCTGTCGACTGAAGAAACCCTCAAGCTCAAACAATACGAGATGGATCATGAGGAGGAGCTTCTGCGCTTGCGTATTGAAGAAAAAAAACTCGGCCTCGACGAGTTGCAAGCCTTTGCCAACGCCATTCAGAATGAGGACAATAATGTTTCCGACCGCTGGAAAGCAGACATGTCGTCTGACTCTTGGCTGTCCAAAAACATCCGCCCCATGAGCCTGATTGCCATTTTCGTGGGCTACTTCTTGTTTTCCATGATGTCGGCCTTTGGCTACAACGCTAACGAATCCTACGTGTCCTTGCTGGGCCAATGGGGCATGCTAATCATGGGCGCATACTTTGGTGGCCGCACTATCGAAAAACTCGCTGAAATGAGGAGTAAAAAAGAATGAGCCTGAGCCAAGAACAAGCAGCTTTCCTGCGTGACATGTGCAGGCTCGTTGAATACGCGTCGTCCCAGGGTTTTATGGTGACCGCTGGCGAGCTTTATCGCACCCCTGAACAGCAAGAAATTTATGTCAAAACAGGCCGCAGCCAGACAATGAAATCGCTGCACTTGAAGCGCCTGGCCGTAGATTTTAACTTCTTTGTTGACGGAAAACTGGTCTACGACAAGAAGATTTTGGCCCCACTTGGCGCATATTGGGAATCGCTACATCCGCTCAATTCCTGGGGCGGAAATGGCCTTAAACTGGTCGATACGCCTCACTTCAGCCGAGGTGATGGCAAACCCGAGTGGAGACGCGTTACATGAAAAATACCCCTGTTTGGGACAAAAAGCGCCCTAAAAGCCTTGGCAAGCCCAAGGCTTTGACGCCTGCAAAGAAGACTGCTGCCAAGCGCGCAGCCAAGAAAGCGGGTCGTCCATACCCCAATTTAGTCGACAACATGCGCGCTGCAAAAGGCTGATATGCCACTATTAAGACTGTTCCTCAAACCTGGTGTTGACAAGCAGAACACCGAGTACGGCGCTGAAGGCGGCTGGGTGGACAGCGATTACGTGCGCTTTCGCTATGGGCTGCCCGAGAAGCTGGGCGGTTGGACGCAGTTTGGCAATACGCAGGTGAACTTTGTTGGTTCAACCAGTGACGTTTTCACATGGAACGGCCTGGATGGCGCACCCTACGCGGCCCTTGGAACAAATCGCAAGGTCTACGCCTTCTACGGCGGCTCGTGGGCCGACATCACCCCTATTCGGTCCACTGGCGCGTGTACCTTCACCACCACTAACGGCAGCACGACAGTGGTTGTCAACGACGCGGCTCACGGGGCTGTGGAAGGTGACTTTGTTACCTTTAGCGCCGTCTCGGGCAACCCAGGGGGCATTCCAAATGCTGATCTTACAAATGAGTTTGAGATTCAGGCAGTACTTAGCAATAGCACATACACCATCCTCTCACCGACCCAAGCGACCTCAACGGCAGCAGCTGCTGGCGCGGCCACAGCGACCTATCAGATCAACGTCGGAAGCGACATCAGCTTTGTTGACTTTGGCTGGGGCACTGGTACTTGGGGCTTGAGCACCTGGGGTACGCCCCGTCCTGCTTCAGCCTCCTTGTCCTTGCTTGCTCGGGTCTGGCAGTTTGACAACTACGGCCAGGTTCTTATCTTGCAGGAAGTTAATGGCGGCATTTACGAATGGAACCCAAGCTCGGGCCTCGGAACGCGGGCCACGGCCATTTCAGGCGCGCCTACCAAATCCAGCTTTGCCCTGATCTCAACCCCAGACAGACATCTGGTGTGTTTTGGCACTGAGACTACGATTGGTAGTCCGAACACACAGGACCCGATGTTTGTTCGTTTTTCTTCGCAAGAGAACATCAACAACTTTGTGGCCACTGCGACCAACACGGCCGGCGGACAACGGCTCACGGACGGTAACGAAATTATCTCGGCATTGCGTTCACGTGGCCAGATTCTAATCTGGACGGACACGTCTTTGCATGGTCAGCAGTATCTTGGACCGCCCTATACCTTTGGCTTCCAGCAGCTAGGTGCCAACTGCGGCATCATTGGCCCTCACGCGTCTGCTGATGTGAACGGCGTGTCGTATTGGATGAGCAAGGACGCATTCTTCGTATTTGACGGTACGGTCAAGAAAATCCCCTGCACCGTACAGGACTACGTTTTTGAGGACCTGAACATTGCACAGGCCACGTCTGTCAACGTGGGCATTAACACTCAATTTAACGAGGTGACATGGTTCTATCCGTCCCTAAGCAGTGACTACATCAACCGCTTTGTGACCTACAACTACATGGAAAATGTCTGGTCAGTGGGCAGTATGGCTCGTACGGCGTGGACAGACATCGGCACATTTGATAAGCCTTTAGCAACAGAATACGACCCGCTGGACACCGAGGCAACCATTTCCACAATCTATGGCCTCACAGCAGGCCGCAGTCACTTGTACAACCAAGAGGACGGTGTGGACGCCAACGGAGAGGCCATTGATGCCTACGTGTACTCTGGCTATTTTGACATCGGTGACGGTGATCAGATGGTGCTGATGCAAAAGTTTATTCCTGACTTTAAACGTCAAGAAGGAAACATTACTGTGGCTCTTCGCTTGCGACCTTACCCGCAGGCCACTGCAGTACCGAGTTCATTGGACCCTTATGTAATCACTCCGACCACGCAGTTTGTCAGCACACGCGCCCGTGGGCGTCAGATTCAATTGCGTATTGAGAGCGACGAGCTGGGCAGTTTCTGGCGGTTTGGCACGATGCGCGTGGACATTCAGCCGGATGGCTTGCGATGAGCAAAATTACCAATGTCCGTCTGCCCAATGCAAGCACTGGTGGGTACGACCCACAGCAGTTCAACCAACTGGTGCGCTCGCTTGAGCAGGTTATCTTTCAACTTAACAACACATATTCTCCAATAGTCACCGAAGACAAAGACTCGGCATACGCGTGGTATGGAGATGGCGGAGGATTTATGGACACCACCGGATTGCCAGTACCGATTTCAATCGGTGGCACCAACACGGATGCGTTTGGTCGCCTGCGCGTCAGCCAGCCCTACACACTGTTTGACAGCCAGAACAGATACGCATCAGACAACCAGTTTGACAGCTCAGTATCAGGCACTGGCTCCGTGACCTTCAACATTAACCAGGCAAGTAACACATTGGCTGTTACCGCTGGTGGCGTGGGGTCCGTGGTCCGTCAAACGTTCCGCTCGTTCCCGTATCAGCCTGGCAAAGGCCTGTTGGTACTTGCAACCTTCCTCATGGACAACGGAACATCGGCCAACTTGAACCAGAAGGTCGGCTACTTTAACACGCAAAACGGCGTGTTCTTCCAGCGCACCGGCGGTACCAACTCCTTTGTTGTCCGCTCGTACACATCGGGCGGAGTGAGTGATGCGCGGGCCGTGGCCCAGTCTTCGTGGAACGGGGACAAGCTCAACGGCACGGGGCCCAGTGGTATCACCCTGGACTTGACCAAGCCTCAGATTCTTTGGATGGACTTTGAGTGGCTGGGTGTTGGCTCTGTGCGCTGCGGCTTCATCATTGACGGCCAGTACATCGTCTGCCACACCTTTGACACCGCAAACGAATACGGCACGACCGTCTACATGACGACTGCCATCTTGCCAGTGCGATATGAGATCACGACCACCACTGCAGCAGTTGCAGCGTCGCTGACTCAGATATGTTGCTCTGTGATGTCTGAGGGCGGGTTTGAACAGACGTCAATTGAACACGTTGCAAGACGGGTTAATGCGACATCTGCTTCAACGATCACAACTTCTTTTTATCCTATTGCCTCTATCCGCTTGGCATCCACCGCCTTAGGTGCCGTTGTCATACCATCAGCAATAAATTTTCTTCCGACAACCTCAGACAATTACGAAATTGCGCTGATTAAAAATGCAACCTTGACTAGTCCATCATGGACCGCAGTGCCCTCTGACGCCAACGCAGAATACGACATCACGGCTTCCGCTATGACAGGTGGAACAATCTGCATTAACACGTTTACCACTGGTAAATCGGGGCCAGTGCCATTAAACGCAGGGGGTGCCTATAACTGGGACCTGCAGCTTGGAGCATCTTTAGCAAGTGTTAGTGACACATTTACGCTGGCAGCACGTGTTGTAACGACAGGCGGTGCAGGCAGCGGGGGCGGTATAGGTTCCATCTCTTTTTACGATTTGACTCAGTGAGACACAGATGGCAAATAAATATTTTCGCAAGTATCTGATCCCTGCGGCGGCAACGTCGACAGCTATGTACACCGTCCCTGAGGCGAACTCGGCGGTTGTACGATCGTTGCGCGTTACTAATGCCGGGGCGGGGGTGGCAACCATCACCGTCACCCACACGGGCACCGGCACGCCCTATTACCTCCAAAAAGACCGATCTCTCACAGTCAACACGACTTTTGATGTGTTTAACGGTATCCCTTGTGTTTTAGAGACGGGGGATGTGTTGAATGTGACTTCCAGTATCGCTGGAGTGCACTTTTACTTGTCCTACCTGGAGATAGATAGGCAGTGAAAAGTGGACAAAACAAGGCGTTGTATCAGATAATTAGGGGCATCATCGCGTCCTTTCCCGGCGCGCGGCCCGTGAGGCCTTTGGCACTAATCGGAAAGGACTACCATGGAAAATGAAGGCATCATGGCCCTGCCTGGCGGCATGGGCATGCAGGGCGGTGGCGCGAAAGACGAGCCCATTACCGTTTCTAGTGCTGATTCGTATGAAGCGGCGCTAACGGCGCTGCAGATGAAAGACCCTCACGAATTTGAGGCGTTTAAAAGGATGTTGCGCGAGTCCCTTCAGGGAGTCGAGATTCCTCCACAACAGCTTAACCTTTTGATTGGAATCCTTGAACGGCTGGTCGAACAGCCCCAGGATTACCCAGAATTTGCTCGTCTTGCTCAAGAAGAGGGGATGGATGTCCCGGACGAGTTTGATCCTGAGTTTGTTGGAGCGCTGCTAGTGGTTTTTAATGAGATGCGTGGCATTGCTGCTGCGACGATGGACGAAATTACGAGCATCGGACCTGCGGTTGAGGGTGTGCAACCTGCGCAGTTTGCAGAAGGTGGTCTTGCCGATGTAGCTGCTTACTTACAGGCACAGGGGCGTGGCGAAGACCGGGTTTTGGCGCACATTACGCCTGGTGAAGCGGCTTTTTTGGAAAGTCGAGGGGGCGCTGGAACCATTAACCCCAATACCGGATTGCCCGAGTATGGGTGGCTTAAAAAAGCCTGGAAAAGCGTTACTGGGGCTGTCAAAGGCGTCGTCAAAGGGGTTGTAGGAGCCGTTAAAAGCGCGCTCAAGAGCCCTATTGGTCGGATTATTGGCACTATTGCGTTGGCCGCTGTTCTCGGACCAGCAGGTGTGGGTCTTTCCCTTGGAACAGCAGCCGGAGTGGCCAGCGCAGGTACTACGCTGCTGGCAGGCGGCTCGGTTAAAGACGCCTTGATTTCTGGTGCAATGGGCTACATCGGTGGTGGCGGCACGATCATGGGTGCAAGTCCTGTGGCGGCTGTCGGAGGATACCTGCCTGGCGCGGCTGGAAGTGCATTGAACACGGGCCTTGCAACAGGTGTAATCGGTACTGGCATTGGAAAGATTGCTGGAATGAGCACCGCAGATGCTCTCAAAATGGGAGCGATGTCGGGTGCTTCAGCGGCAGCCCTTCAAGGTCTGAAAAACAACGTAGGTAGCGTAGATAATCAAGGAAACGTCGCCACTCCTGATGAAGCAGCGGTAAGAAATGATGTGTTCAGAAAGGCAATGGCAGGTGATCCAGCAGCGGAAGCCATGGTCAGGTCTGGAGACTACAGTGCAGCCATGAAGAGCTCGGGTCCAATCGGGGATACGGGAACTGCACGAGACTTGTTGTCCTCCAGGCCACCAGACATGAGTTTGAAGGCACCTGGCGCAGGATTACAGCCTAAGTTCAACGATTTCTTGAACCAGCCCATGGGTAGAGATGACTTTTCAAGGCTTGCAGGGGGTACTGGAGAAACTACCAATTATTCGTTGTTACCACGCACAAGCCCGTCCAGTATTGCTGCAACGGGCGCAATGGACTTTTCAAAAGCGGTCGGGGGCATTGGGGCGTCTACCAACTACAGCTTGGCGCCGGCTTCGAGCGCATCAGCGGCCCCGACGGGCATGTTTGACAAGCTCGTCCAAGGGGGCAAGGACTTGTACAACGAGTACTTGTCTCCAAGCCGACCAGGACTTCCTTCAGATGCAGGCATTTTGACCAAATATGGTCCTTTGGCGCTGGCCGGAACTGCCGCAGTCGCAGCTGTGGGAGGCACAAAGTCTGAACCTGCCAATCCAAATCCCGCATTCAACCGTAATTACACGGGCGATGACTACATGCGGGATAATCCTGATAAATTTAGAGGAGGGTTGGATCGGTACACACCCCCTTCGATGCCAGAAAATCCAATTGTCCCTACCCCGCGTTACACCTCGATTCCGATTGGGGAACCTGGGGTTATTCGGCCATACGGAATCACAAACAACCCTGGCGGGGTAGCCCAACCCTACAACGCAGCCGGTTTGTACGGGGTTCCTTTGATCTACGGCCCAGATGGTCAACCCCGCCGCATGGCTAAAGGCGGTGATGCTCAGGTGACCCACTTCCCACGCCGCACTGGTCCGATCTCTGGCCCTGGCACGGGAACTTCGGATGATATTCCCGCGATGTTGTCTGACGGTGAATTTGTGTTTACAGCCAGGGCTGTGCGCAACGCTGGAGGCGGAAGTCGTCGCAAAGGTGCGGCGCGCATGTACAAGCTCATGAAAAAGCTCGAAGGCGGCGCAGTTTAAGGGGTAAGAAATGGCTGAAGAAACCATCACGCAGCAGATAGTCCGTGAAGATCCCAAGATTGAGGCCTATAAGCTCAAGCTACTTCAAGAAGCTCAAGCCTTAGCTTTTAATCAAGACGGAAGAACGCCTCTTTCTCAACAGCTGCCTGGCTATAAGGTAGCGGGGTTTAGCGATGCCCAGTTAACCGCTATGAGGGCTGCCGAGCAGCAGGGTATCGGGGCATTTAACCCGTACATGACGGCGGCCAACACCGCATTAAATCAGGGCTATAACACGACCGCCGAAGCTGCTGATGTTCTGCGTGGCGCGGATACTCGCAAACAATTTACTGACGCCCAGGCGGCAATGAGCCAAGCGGGTGGTGCAACTGCCAATATCACTTCGGGTATTGGCCAGATCAACCAAGGTCTTGGATATGCGGATGAAGCCGCGAGACGCGCTGCGGCATCTGACACCACGGGTCAATTTGCTAACGCCCGCGCAGACCTAAACACAGGCCTCGGATCGCTGGCCACGGCCCAGAACATGGCGGCTGCGTCGAGCCAGGCCGACTTAAAGCCGGCAACGGCAGCAATTGCACAAGGCATTGGTGGTTTGACCCAGGCGCAGCAATTAGCGTTGGGTTCTGGCGCTGCTGATTTTAGAGGTTCTCAAGCGCTGATGCAGCAAGCTGCCGGTCAGCTTCAAGGCGCGCAGCCAAACTTTAACTACGCCGGCCAGATGATTCAGCAGGGTGTTGGCCAAGGTCAACAAGCTGTTGGCATGGCTGCTCAAGCGGCTCGTCAACCTGGTTTCTACGCACAAAACGCGGCTCTTGGCCAAGCCATGGGCGCAGCGCAACAGGCAGGGCCTTCTGACTTCAGCGCAGCTTACGGCAACCTTCAAAATGCTGGCCAGGAAGCCAATATGGCCTCCAATATGGCACAGCAAGCGGCTGGCCAACCTGGTTTTACACAAGCGCAGCAGGCGATCACTCAAGGCCTGGGCGCACTGGGCGGTGGAACGCAGAAATACGATCCTACTTCTGCGCAAGCCTTCATGGACCCCTACCGTCAGCAAGTCATCGACGAGACGATGAAGCAGATGGATCGTCAAAGCGCGATTGCCGGGCAAAACTTGGCAGCGCAGGCGGTGAAGTCAGGTGCGTTTGGTGGTGAGCGTGAAGGTGTTCAACGTGCTGAGATGGAGCGCAATTTGATGGACCAAAAGGCGTCCACGATTGCTAATCTATTGTCCCAGGGGTACTCCCAGGCTCAGGCCAATTCCATGGCCACGTTTGAGCAGCAGCAACAGCGTCAGCTCCAGTCTGGTCAGGCAGCGGGTTCTCTTGGCTCACAGCTGGCTGGCGTGGCTTCTCAAGCCGGCGGGCTAGGTCTGCAAGCAGCGCAGCAGAAGTTCCAGGAAGCAGGTTTTGATGCCCAAACTGCCATGCAAATGGCCCAGCTGCAGCAAGCACAAACCAGCCAAGCTGCACAACAGTCACAGTTGATGCAAGGCATTGGCAGTGCGTTTGGCCAATCCGCTCAAGCACAAGGTCAGTTGGGGCAGCAAGCGGCTCAATTAGCCGCGCAACAAGGTCAATTGGGCTTGCAAGCAGGATCACAGATGGGCGCATTGGAAGCACAGCGTGCACAGCTTGGACAGGCAGGGGCTGGCCAGTTGGCCAATATCGGCCAACAGGTCGGCGCGCAAGCCGCGCAGCAGGCTCAAATCGGTCAAGCTGCAGCAGGTCTTTATGGCAACCTGGCGCAGAACCAAGTGGCTGCTGGACAGGGGCTTGGGCAACTTGGCGTACAGCAGGCCCAGTTGGGCCAAGGTGCGGCGGGTCAATATTTGCAAGCAGCGCAGCAGTACGGGAACATGGCTTCACAGGGAGGTGCATTGGCTGGCCAAGAGGCTTCAATCAACCAAAACATCTCCAATTTGATGTTGCAAAATGCTCAGGCACGCAATCAAGCTGCGCAGACAGCGGCTGGCATTTACGGTCAACAGGGACAGCAATACCAGCAGATTGGGCAGGGCATTGGGCAGTTGGCTGGCCAGCAGTTTGGCGTTGGTCAAGCAATGTCGCAGGGTCTTGGTCAACTTGGCGGTCAGTTGGGTCAGCTTGGCGTTCAGCAGGGGGCTTTGGGCCAGACGGCGCAGGCGCTTCAGCAGGGCGACATCAACTTCTTGTACAACGTCGGTCAATCGCAGCAAGCGTTCAACCAGCAGACACAGGATGCGCAGCGCGCCAGCGAGTTGCAGAGGATTTACGCACCGTACCAGCAGGCAGGATTCTTGTCCGACATTTACAAAGGCGCGCCTTCAAGTCAAATGTCGACTCAGGTGGCCAGCCAACCGACTGCAAGTCCGTTCCAACAGGCCGTGGGCATTGGTCTAGGAGTAGTTTCAACGGCTGCGGGCGCCAAAAAAGCTGGTCTTTTTTAAGAGGTGGCTATGAAAGACGAAATGATGGACGACGACGTTGAAAACGTCGGAATAATGAAGGGATTCATGGATTCCATGTCCGACGAAGGCGACGATGAGGGTGATGACGAAGAGACGATGATGGAACGTCGTCCTGATTCGCCAGAAATCCTCATGAACAACCTTCGTGGAGATATGCGTTCAATTGACGCGCGCCGCGATGAACTGGCCGATCTTGTAGGCTACAAAGCCGCCAAAGAGACCCCCGAGCAAGTGCTTGCAATGCTCCAACCCATCTTGGCACAGCAAGGCGGTGGCGGTATCGGCTCGCTTCCCCAGTCACAGCCCATGGCCCAAGGGCCACAGCCCCCAATGATGGGAGCTCCTAGTGGCCCACCGCCCGGACCTCCACCGGGTCCGCCGCCTGGAATGCCTCCGATGCCACAAGGTGGACCCCCGCCCGGTCCTCCACCGGGTCCTCCGCCAGGGCCGGGTGGTCCGCCGCCCATGGGCATGGCTCGCGGTGGGTACGTACAGCATTTTGAATTGGGGTCCGATGAAAGCGGCGTGACCCCTGTTGAATCTCAAGCCGCTTTAGATAACCCATTGCTGGCATATTCTCCAGATCTTGTTTCTGCGGCAAAGAGAAGTGCTACGGGGTTGATTAACCAGCGCCCAACGGAGGTCCCGACGCTTGAGGCACGGATGCAGAAGCGTTTACCCGAGTATCAAAAGCTCTTGGGCCAAGACAAGGGGATGGCGGAGGCTCAGATGCTGTTTGAGCTGGGTCAGCGCGCGTTTGGTTTTGCAGCCAACACGGATGAGGGTGGCAGGCCCCTTCGTGGCAGCTTTATGTCACGTCTTGCGGGGTCGGTTAAAACACTTCCCACAGCGATCGGCAAGAACATCGAGGCGATGGACAAGATCGATCGCCAGATCAAGGCATTGGCCCTGCAACAGGGTGAAAAAGACATTGATCAGGTGGTTGCCCAAAACACCGAGTTGCTCAAGCGTAAGACATCCTTGTTTGAAGAGGTTTTGAAGGCGGATGCTCGTTTGCAGGCTGAACGTATCAGGCTTACCAAACCCGGCAAGCCGGATTCCCTCTTTGGCAAGGGTGATTGGGAGTGGAATGTTATTAACATGCCGGGCATGTTGGATAGATACAAGAACGGACAGACTACTCCTGAGGAAACTAATCTGGTCTCTTCTGCTATCACGAAACTTCAGACTCCTAGGGTTGAAACACGGACGCATCCTGTCACCAAAATACCTTACACCGTGGAAATACCCGGAACTCTTCCAGGGTTTGTTATGGAGGCTGAAGCAGGTCGCAAAAAACTTAAACTTCCCACTGCTGCGGTTCCGGTTATAGGAGGGCCAGGTACTCAAAGACAACCAGCAGCATCAGCCGGAGAAGGATCTGTACCGACAGCAGGACCGGGGACCACGGCCCCTGGTAAGGCTCGTCCTGCTGCAGCGCAACCGGGAGCATCTTTGTGGGGAGACCGCTTTAAGATTGCTGGTCCGGTGTCTTCGGCGATTTCAATTGTTTCGAACATCCCTGGATTAGGCGACCCTGCATCTCACATCACACTCGCCCGTCAAAAAGCAGAACTGGATGCTGAACGCTTGATTGAAGCTCTTCTCAAGAGCACTGCTGGAAGCGTCACAGAACAAAAACGCCTGGAAAAGGTGATCAATATCAAACCGTCTACTTGGAACGATCCGGACGCCTACGGCACCCGATTGATTGCTCTTGGCCAGGCTCTTCAAGAGGGTGTTAAGGAATTTAACGCTCAAGGGGCAGATAACTCAGGGTTAGCCCCAGATGACAAGGCGCGCGCCCGTCAAAAAGCCATGGAATACCAAAAGTTTTATCGCCAGTTGGGTCTCCCACCTGCCGTATACACTGAGGCAGAATTTAGGCGCTATCCGCCGGGGACAGAAGTGCTGTGGCAGGGTAAAGTTCCAGCAACAGTGGACGCACGGTGAGGTAATAAATGGAAGACCAAGAAGAACTGAGCCAAGATCCCGTAGTACTGGCCCAAGCTGATCTACCTCCTGGGTTGGTTCCCGTCCAGAGGCAGCCATTTGCTCAAAAAATGGTTACCGAAGCCCTAAAGGATGACACGACATCGCCAATGCCGCCTGGCTTGACGGCTGCTCGACCATCGACTGGAGAGCGGGTAAAAGAAATTGCAATTGGTGCGGCTCAGGGCGCAGCGCGTGATGCGCCGGTCGCGGCCGGCATGGCCATGGGCCTTCGTATGGGTCTTCCGATGGCTGCGGCTGCGGCCCCGGTCATAGGCCCGATTGCCGGGGCCATCCCACTCATTACAACGGCTATTGGCGGCGGTGCTGGCTATTTCGCTGGCGCAGAGCTGGATCGTTGGTTTCCTGCTGTGTCGCGCGACGACTTGATACCATATCGCGAAGGTGGAAAGACCTTTGGGTCAACACTTGCAACGGCTCCTGCTTTATTGGGCATCCCTCAGATGACCGGGAACCGCGTCTCGCGGTTCATGTCTGGTCTTGGCGAGATGGCACGCCGAAATCCCGCTACTTTCATGGCAACGGAAGGGCTAACTGGGGTGAGCATGGGGCTCGCCGGGGGCGCATCTGAGTCCTACTTTCCAGGAGAGGCGGGAACTCGCTTTGGCGCAGAGTTGACGGCAGGCCTTTTCACTCCTTCTAAATTGTTGTTGACTGGGGTGGATTTAGCCGCCCAAGGCCTGAAAACCGCTAGAGAAACAATCGCTGGGCGTGAAGGCCGTCAGGAGCTCAGAGCAGCCAACATTATGTTGGAAATTCTTCAACAAAGTGGAGAAGACCCTGAGCGACTGGTTAGAGCATTGCGGCAAAAACTGCCTAAAGGGATAGCTCCTACGTCTGCGCAAAAGACGGGCAGTTCGGTCCTGATGGATCTAGAGAGTTCGCTAGGGCAACAACATGCCCAGTTTGGTGGCCAGACCGCCAAACAAGGCCGGGAAGCCATGGAGGCTTATGAACTGCTGATTGAAAATCTGCAGAAGGTAGGCACCCCGGAGTCGTTAAAAACCGCCGCGCAATTGCGTGAAAACAAGTTCCGAGCCCTTTTGGAGGGTCGTTTAGCTCAAGCTGATCTTCAGTCCGCGCAGCGTATTAGCCGTATCACACGGGATACACCAGCAGCGCGCGGGCAGATTGGGGAAATCATCAAATCCGAAACGGAGACAGCGCTCACTCAAGCACGAACCGCCGAGCGTCAGCTATGGTCTTCTGCTATGGCTGAAATGACCCGTCCGGTTACGCAAAAGTTTCAGACAACTGTAGATGTAGGTTGGGATCAGCGTCGTAATAGACCCATTACACGCACTCTTACTCAAGAACGCCTTGTAGCGCCTACTTTGCGGCCTTCCCTCACGGCTCAGACCTTCATGAGAAGAGCATCTGAGGTTGGAGACTTGGTCTATGACGACGTCATTCCAAGTATGGTTCGAAGAATCATGGACGGGTTTGGCTTGGATCAGGCCGCTGTGCAAAGGTATAAGACTGGTCGTAACACTCAAGAATATCTTGAGACTGGAAATGTGCCGGCTTCTTTCATGCCCAGGCCTAGAGAAATCCCATTGAGCGAACTGATCAGTTACCGATCAAACCTGCTTGATGAGGCGCGAAAAGACCCAGCCAACGCGGAGATTTACGCGAAGCTCGCACATTCTCTTATCCAGGATTTGAGCACCGTCAGCACTCCATATTTTGACCAGGCGCGGGCGTTTTCCAAGGCACTAAACGACTCGTTTACCCGCACTTTTGCAAAGACCGCCTCCGAATCTGGCGATTTAACGCGCACTGGTGCAGAGCGGTTGCCGGCTGAGATTCTTGTGGCGCGGGCCTTTGGCTCAAACGCTGACGTCACTATGCAGCGCATGTTGCAGGGGGAGGAAGCGGTCAAATTCATGCGTGGTCAGTACGACGACGCAGTAGCAAAATTTGGTGCGGAAAGCCCCCAAGCCGCAGCGTTCAAGCCAATGGCCAACCTGTCGGACAGGGGCATTGTCTCCATTCAAGACGCTCAAAACAGGGTGCTTCGACTGCTGGCTGCTGATTCTATTGAGACGGTGTTTGACAAGACAAAGAACACCTACGTACAGCGGTTAAACACTGCAAAACTGACCCGATTCACAAAAGAAAACGAAACCATGCTGCGAAAGCTGGGCATCATCGATGACCTGGCCAACGCCACACATGCTCAAAATCTGCTATTTCAAGTCAAGGCGCAGAACAACGTCATGGAGAACACTCTTCGTGACCAGACAGCGTTTGCCAAGGTTTTGTCCTCTGAGAATCCAACTCTTGTCCTCGGTGACGTGCTCAACAGCCGTAATCCGGTTCGTGGATTCACCCAACTTACAAAGTTGGCCAAAGCCGGAGGACCGGACGCTGTAAATGGCTTGAAATCGGCCGTTTTGGATTATGCCTACACCAAGGCAGGCGGCATGTCGGGCAAATTCAGTGTGCAGGCTTACAAGGACGCGCTGTTTGAGCCGATCGCTCGAAATCAGCCGTCGATCGCCAACATCCTGCGCGCCAGCGGTGCAATGTCACTGACTGAGGTCAAGAATACGTTGCGGCTGATCCAGCCAATGGCGCGTGTTGAGATGGCCATGAAAAACGGCATTCCAATTGACAACGTCATTGAAGGTGCGGACGCAGTAACAGACCTGGCGTTGAGGGCGGCCGGTTCTAACGTCGGTTCAGTGGTGGCGCCTCAAGGCCCTGGCAGTTTGATCGTTGCTTCGGCCGGTTCGAAGGCTGTTCGAAAAATCTTTGATGAGCTCCCCAATGCTACTGTGCGGCAAATCCTAGAGAACGCCTCTAGAGATCCAGAAATGATGGCAATTCTTTTGGAGAAGGGGAAGACTCCAAAGCAGCAGATTGACATTTACAACAGGTTGTTAAGCAAACTTGGTTCGATGGGCGTTTCTGTAGGGAAGACAACTTCAACCCCAGCGCTCAACTATTTGGCACCGGAAGAGCCTCGTCGGCAGAATCTGCGTGAGTTGTCTTCGCCGCTGCTTACACCAGAAGGCCAGGCGGCTCGTCAGTTGCGTCTACTGCCTCCTGCTCCAAGCACACGTGGCGTGCCTGGCATTGGCAAGCAGTCCAACGCAGCGCCTCAGGGCGGTGGAGGGGGTGCCCCGTCTACCGAATCACGCGCTATGTTCCAGCAGCTTTTCCCTTTTGATTCGATCGGAGCAATGGCCGCTCAACCACCGCAGCCACCCCAACAACCCGCACAAGGGTGATCAGGCAACGAACAAATCATGATGTAAAAGGTAACTTTCTTGTCTTATATGCTGGGTAAAATTGCTACGGGCACCCGCCCGCCTAACCCCGGAGATTTTCATGAAAGACTTGATTATTGAGGCGATTGACGGTTCGGAACCAGTTGACGCCTTGCAGGCCCTGTTCTCTGTTGTTTACACAGTTGCTACTGATAATGGTGTTGGCCGTTTTACCCTGGTTGAGATGTTCTCTTCCACGATTGATGCACATTTTGACGTCGCTAATTCAGCCTCCGAAGACACGGATGATGGAGTTGAAGGCGACGACGAACAGACCGACAACTAAGGTCAGGCCCCGGTGCGACCCACCGGGGTTCTTGTATGTTGTTTTGCGCCGTTTGCCGTGGGGAGTTTCTCCGGGAAGAACTCATTGTTCACGGGCGTAGAGACTATTTTCTCTGTAAACCATGCAAGTCAGATGTAAATCGTCTTGACAGGTTTGGGCTGTCCCCATCAGATTATAACTTCTTGTTAAGAATTCAAGGGTTTAAATGCGCCATTTGTGATAGGTCTCTCAAACTCAAGCAATACAAGTTTGCGGTGGATCATTGCCATGACTCTAATGACGTTCGCGGTATCTTATGTAAACGGTGCAATTCTGCGTTAGGTAGTTTTGAAGACGACCCTGATTTTTTAGTGCGTGCCGCTGAATACCTAAATAACCCACCTGCAATGGGCAGGGTTAAAAAACATAATGGTAAGAAGAAGATAGCCTTTTTAAGAAACGAATACCTAAGGATGCACGGAAGTGAGCGCGTAATAACGCTCTAAACGCTCCAGCCACTGGTCTTTAAAGTTTGACCACTCTCGTCCCATGATAGTAAATTCCTGAGTTGTCCCATCTTGGACGGCAACCAACACCGCTCCAAACCCAATCTCCGTGCCGTACATCTCGTCATGGGCGATCGCATAGGCGGCAAGCTGGTGGAAGTAGTCGGTGATGTACTCATACCGTTTGGGCCGGATTGACTGCTTGAAGTCAACGATGGCCATGTGACCACGATACATGGCCACCAAGTCAGTAGTCCCCGCGTACTTATCCTTGTAGTTCAAGCTGACTTCTGAACCGTAAATCTTGTCGAGGCATCCAAAGTACTTGTTCATGAGCCTGAGCGCCATCTCGTGGCCACGCAGGGCCAACCAGTCCTGGCCCATGTCCAACGGCTCACTCACCAAGAAGCATTCGATGGTCTTGTGCATCCACGTGCCGACGTAGGCTGCATCCTTTTTGATCCGATCGGCTTCTTCCTGCCCGACGCGCGCCACCCAGGCATCCAACGCGGCCTTGTCCTTGGTCTTGTCCAAAACCGTCGTCACAGACGGGACCTGTACAAAATCGTCAATTTTATAAACACGTCCTGACGGTGTGTCTACTCTCTGGAGCTTTTTGTACCCAAACTGGTTTGACCAGGGAATCAAATAAGCCATTGTTTGAGGTCCTCTCCTAGCACTTGGGTGGCAATGTTGATCTTCTCGCGCAGTGCCTTGACAATCTTCTCGTCCACGGTATTAGGCGCAATCAAGTCGATGTAGGTGACGTTCTTTGTCTGCCCGATTCGGTGAGCGCGGTCCTCGGACTGCAAGCGCTTCTCCAGGTCAAAGCTGTTGCTGTAGTAGACCATGGTGCTGGCCGCAGTCAGCGTCAAACCGTAGCCTCCCGTGCTGGGGTTTCCAACAAAAAACCTCATCTCGCTGTCCGGCTTTTGAAACTCTTCAACAACCCGCTTGCGCTCGTCAACGTCGGTGTCACCGTAGTAAGTGCCGATCGCGTTCATGCCGTATTCCTTGGCCAAGGCGAGCTTGATGGCTTCAATGTCGTATCGGTAGTTGGCCCAGATGATTATCTTGCCATCCGTTTCTTCAACTACGCTCAAGAGCTCCTTAACCCGGTTATTCTGCAAGTTAACGACTGTTCCGTCGTCCATCTTCACGTGACCGCAGACGATTTGGTGCATCCTCATCAGTTGCGTCAGCGCATTGACAGTGCTCACGAGGCCCCCTTGGATCTGTGCCAACGCCAGGTTCTTCATCTGGTTGTAGACTTTAATCTGCTCATCAGTCAGGTCCACCTCGCGCTTAACGTAGAGCTTTTCTGGTAAATCCAGGCACTCCTCCTTCTTCACGCGAAACGCAAATCGGTCGAGCTTTTCCTTGAGCTCGTCCAGGCGCCTGTAGCCCACAATCTCCTTAAAGGTGTGGGTGTTGACCGATCGCTCGATGGTCACCGCGTAGCGCGCCTGGAAGACGTAGTAACTGTCCACATTCAGGCAGCCATCAGAGAGGAACGCGCACTGCTGGTACAGGTCCATCGGGCTTTTCGTGACCGGGGAGCCCGTCATAATCCGCCGGAACCGCGCACCACGGCCCACCTTCTCGGTGTTCTTGCTGCGTGTTGATGTATGCGTCTTGATGGTGGTGCTCTCATCGATCGCCATCATCGCGTCGTGCACGAGCAGGAACCGCTTGGCATATGCCGTGCCTTTAGCGGTGCTGAAGGCTTCGATGTTCATCACCAGGATTTTGAGGTCCTCGGTAACGGTGAAGAGCTCGTCCATGGCAATCTGTTCGGCCTTGCGCGGGCTCGCGGACCAAAGCGCCATTCGGTAAACGACGTGTGAGGGTAAATGCTTAGGGATTTCGGTGTCGTACCAATTGCGGTAGACCCCCTTAGGCGCTACGATCAACAGGCCGTTGATCTTGCCCTTGTCGTAGAGCATGGCTGCGTTGTTGATCAGCATAAAGCTCTTGCCGGTGCCCATGTCGGCGAAAAGCGCGGCTACTGGCTCTTTCCAAAAGCGCTGGAGATACGCCTGCTGATGTAGGAAGGGCTTGTTCTTGAACGGGTAGGTAGCTAAAAACTGGTCCATGGTGTCTCTCTTTCTGGTAGGGGTTGCAGTACCCTGAACAGGTAGTGTACACTGACCCCTCACACTCAGAAAGGAGAAGTTCAGTGCCCAAGGTCTACGTCGTTTCGGAGACTACTCAGCACAACATTGCAAGCGCCTTGGACTACGGTCAGATTGAAACCATTCTTCCTCCCAATGCTCAAGTCGCTTTCTCGGTTGTACCTACGGTACGTCGCATTCAACGCAAGTTGGAAAAATTTACTGACGAGGACTTCTTGCTCCTCATCGGTGACCCCTCTGCTATAGGTATCACCTGTGCAGTAGCGGCCGCAAGAAACAACGGCCGGTTCAAGTGCCTCAAGTGGGACAAGCGCGAAAGGCGTTATATTCCCCTGGAGGTTGATCTTTTCAAGAAAGGAGAAATTGATGAGTCTTACGACTTTATTTGAAGATGATGCAGGTGCCCTCAA